CCTCTAGGTTTTGACGATCTAGCTGCAACTTAGCAGCGTCAATTTGTGCCATAGCCTGATTCTTCTCACGGGCTACCTGCGCCTTTTCCTGCTCAACCTGCGCCATCATCTTAGCGAACTCCGCTTGTGAATCAGGTGGTGGTGGCTTAGGAGCAGCTAGTTGTGCCTCAATCTCAGGCGTAATTTTGTTCATGAATTGGTCAGCGTCTTTAAAGCCAGCAGCCTCAATGAACTTAGCCAGCGTGTTGCGGTACTGACCAACGGTAACCAATGGATTACCTGGGCCATACTGCTGCAATACCTGCTCTTGCTTAGAGATAATCATTTGCAACATTGCTAACTGCTGCTCTTTGTTGCCAGAGCCAAGGCCAACATTGATCGACACATCGTATTCATTAGTCCATTCACGAGGATCAAATGGCACATACTTACCGTTCATGCGGATAACACGCGGTTTATCTTGGTACTTGCAAAGCATCTGCAAAATGCCCTGAAACAACGATTTAACGCCTGTCTCAGCAAAGATACGAGCAATCAACTCCAACTTGCCAGTGCTGGCCTGTGTCATTGCAGCTACCGCAGCAGCCGTAACATTACTCAAGATGTCAGGATTCAAGCCCTGTTGAGCGTCAGATACGCCTGTACGCTTGGCTTGCACGCTATCCATATATTCCAGAATTGGAAAGGCTTGAGCCGTAATGCTAGGCACTTCAATCGGAATAATAGCGCCAGTATTCTTCATGCGAACTACACCACCAGGCGTAGCATTTAGCAAATCGTCAACATTAACTTGACCATCCACGTAGCCGATACGGGCATTATTTGTCAGATAAATGTTGTCAAGCATCTGACGAGTGACAGTAGACTTGATTAGCTGGATGTCCATTGTCCGATCAGCTAGTGACTGACCAAAGAACTTATGCGGGATAGGAATAGGGCAGATCGAGTGGAATGGAACACTGTCTGTTTCTTCATCCTCAAGAATCTCACTGCCGCAATAGACAATGCGACGTAGCTCTGCAATACCGTCATCATTAACGTCAAGACGTATATAGCACTCGTATACCTCAACACGCTGCATTGATGGATCAAGCGATTGCTCATCAGGTTGCTCACCATTATCATAGCGGGCAATACGCTCAGGGCTAAACGTCAAGTCATCGTAAGCAGGTAAGTTCATTACCGTTTCTTTGTCGTAGCCCATTGCGATCAACTCTGATCGTGGAGCCAGACGACGATGCGCTGTAAACGGACTATCAGCAATAGTCTTAGCGTTCTTGCTAATCAGGAATTCTTCAGGTGGTACATTTTCGATAACAACATTGCCTGACTTCTTGACCTTCTTGACTGTCACCTTGTGAAGCGCAACAGGCATACCACCCATGTCAACTATCTCTGTTTTCTGTTTGACAATCTCCATTGATTCGTCAGACAACAGCAGAGCAATCTCATCATCCGTAAGATTGTTGTAAGTTTCTTTTGTGACATCGGTACTGTCATTCCAATAGGCTTTAACCACGCCAACCTTTTGCAGCAGCGCGTCTTTAAACCAATTGTGAAGGATGAGCAGACCAGCATTGTCGCGGTAGAACACCCAATTGCAATACTGAGTAGCCTGTTTAGCAGTAGCCTCATCTTCAGCAGATTGTGGCTCAAATAAGACAATATCCTCTGTTGTCGTAAAAACACGTATTAGCTGCGGCAGAGCGCCATCAATTGCTTCGGCCACTTCCCCTGTGACGATCTGGCTACGACCTTCTACCTCATTACCATAAGGATCACGGAGATAGTATTCCAACGCCTTCTGACGCTGGTCTGTAGTCTCAGAGTCAATAAAGCCGATAGAGTTATCTATCTCATCCTCAAGAATTCCCTTAATTTCTTCCGAATCCATGCGCTACCCCTAGAATTTTAGTAATTATACAACCCATTGCACGTTATTTGGCAACTTTGACGACCACGAATCAGTACCTTCGTCAAGCGAAATCGCTAGGTATCTAAAACTATCTGAGTAGTGTGATGCCCAATCATGCAAGGGTTTCTCATAGAATACATTGCGTTTCTCATCATGCTCACGCCTATAGTTGCGTAAAGCATCAAGGCCAGGCTTAGTCTTTGGGTCAAACCAGCATCTAGGAAGCAAGCGTCTAACAGCCTGAATACCGTCAGCTACCGACAACCGCGGCGCAACAGTGATATTCAGTCCTGCCTCCATGAGTACTTCTTTGCGAGACCTTCCCGTTCCAAGTTCCCTAACTTCAACATCATGCGGTAAGAACTGCTCCCACCTCGCATAGTCATTGTCTTGCAGCCAGCGTACATACCAGTCCAGACCTTGTCCGTGGTTCTCGACGCAGTCAATAAGCCGCACTTCTTTGCCAACCAGTTGAGCCACCCACAGACAAGTCGAGTCACCCATGCCGAGATCCCAAGCAACAAAAGACCGGCAAAGATCATCGCGCTCAATACGGGTGACATGGCCTTTTTCCTCGATAGTATTGATGATTTGACCATAGTAGCTACCCTCTACCGCAGCGTTAAATGAACATTCAAACTCTTGGTTATACTTATCATCACCCATCTCTTTACGGGCAGAATCAAGCTCAGACTCAGGCAGAATCTTGGTCTCGCTGGCCTTAAACTCTAGCAGCTTCCAATCGTCTGCTTCTTCTGCTTTGTCCCTCAGAGAAAAAAAGTGGTTTTTTCCCTTAGGAGTACCAACGAACATACACCAACCAAGGCGATCAGACAGAGCTGGCCGGATAATTTCATTCCAAATCTTCGGGTCTTGATCTCCGATCTCATCAAGAATAACTCCATCGAAGTATTGACCACGCAAGCTATCAGGATTGTCGCTACCATAAAGACTAATGCGGCGTCCCCAGAAGTCAGCCCTGAGTTCAGAAATGTTGTGAGTTGCATTTAGTGGCCTTGTGAATTTGGTTAGGTAATCCCATGCCACCCTCTTAGCCTGGCCGTAAGTAGGCGCAATGTAAGCGAACCTAGGCTCATCCTTGCCGCACTCTACGGCAGACTTAATCAGGTGGTTAATGGCCGCTACAGTCTTACCCATGCGACGATGGGCTACAACTACAGCGAATCTAGTGCCATCCATTGCCTCATGCATCTGTAACTGAGGCTCTCTAGGCTGATACGGGATAACTATTTCTGCCATGTGACCACGTGTTGTTGCGCTCCACCATCTGCGCCTGTTACCTCTGTCCTAGCCAACTTAGGTATATGGTACTCACTGAGCTTGTTCATCAAGTCTAGTGCCTTATACGGGTCTTCTTGCGCTACTTCATTGAGCCATCTATCCATGTTGCCAGCATTGCGCTCTAGTAGATTAGCAATAGCCTCTCGGACTATCTGCGTTGACTTATTAGGTACGCCTTTAGGTCTACCAGGGCCAGCAGTGCCATCGCCTACTTTCCAGTTACTTGCGGTTTCTTTTACTTTTTCTGTTTCCATTTTTGCATTACCTTTCAGGTGTCATGCGGTTACTTTTTAGACTTCTTCTTTTCTGGCAAGTTTACTGTTTGCTGTGCTGTTCCAAGTAAACCTAATGGAACTCCAGCGGCTAGTAAGTCAGATTCATTTACCCTTGCAGGATCAAATGCTGCAAATCTTGATCGTAACAATGATGGGTCTTGTATAGATGTAATGTTGCTTTTTTGTGATTTATACAGTTTTTCTAAATAATTTTGTGATTCTTTCCATTGTTTGTCAGAAATATTAGACCAATTTTCATTGGGATATACACCATACTTCTTTTGCAAATATTCTTTAGCTCTGTATACATGACTGTTTGGGCCAGCGTCTTTTACATTCTGGATTACAATTCCTTTTTCCCCTAAATCATTAGCGATCATTCCAAGTTCATCAGTAGTAGTTCCTGAATTTCTATCTAAACCTACATCCTCTAATGAATATTTTTTATTTTTTTGTTTGATGCTTAATAAATTGGTATCTATATCGGCCCAATTTCTACCACGAGCATTTGTTTTTAATAAATCTTTATCTTTTAAAACTAATGGCATTATATTGCCACCAGGAGTACCTATTCCAGAAACATAGGTTTCCGCTATTATTGGATTATTAGTTACAAAAGCACCTGCCCCTGCTGTTTTTCCTTTGCCTTGTACATTCATACTTTGTATATTGGCATTTGTTCCGTGATATACAGGATTTTCTAAATTGAACCCCATCGCTTTTGCTCTATCCATTGGCGTATTATCAGGAGGCAAACCAAGGCCACCTTGTTTAACTGGTAAAGCAGCATTTTTTTGAGCCAAATCTAAAGCAGCTTGCTGCGGAGCATTAATTAACCCTGTAGGCTTTATGCTTCCTTGAAACTGGCTAAGATTCATTACTTTTTGATAATACGGTGTCTGCATATAGTCACCGCCAGCAGCTTGAGCCTGTGCAAACTGAGCTTCTTCTTCCTTAGTCGGAAAGTATCTGGTTGTAGCCTCTTGTGCGAATTGTTGTGGATTACTAGCCAGCAGACCAAAACCACGCTTAGTTGTCTGATACTGCTGCTTTGCTGCCTCAATAACGCTATCTAGTAATCCCATAACAATCCTTAGTAATACGTATCGTACACATCCGGCCTATTCTGCCGTATCCATGCCCTACTATCCTCATGACATTTGGCAAAGTCATTGCCTACTGTCTGACTGCCTGCGTGATGCACATAGCCTCTACTTACCCAATGAGTAAAGCCAGCTTTAGTCATGTCATCGCAGATAATGTTATCAGAATACCAGTTTACGCTTGGAAACTTAGCTGCTTGCCAGGCTTCCTTTGATACCGCTGCAAATATTGGCGCAATGGTATTGGCTTTCTTTATAAATCCCTCGCTGCGATAGCGTAAACCTACAAAATCATCGTCAACGATAGGATAACGTATATTCTGTTCAGGCAATACAAAATCAGACCTAGTACCCAAGAAGCCAACCTTATATCCTGCGTTCTTGAGTAAATCCCAATCTACTGCCATTTTAGTAATAGTGCTAGGTGTAGGTACTACGTCATCATTAGCCAGAATCACAGAATCATATCCTTGAGCAAACGCATAGTCCGCAGCTACATTGTAAGCATCACCAAAGTTAGACTCCATATTCGGGATCATCTTTATGTGCTTACCGAAACATTTAGGTGTATTGCAGCTTATGTACACTGGTATGTGAGGCGCATAGACCTCTAAAGCAGTTACCAGAACCGTTAAGCCAACATTCCCTGTACTGCAGATCACGATTGCTTGCATAAGCCCCAAAAATAAAGATCAGCAGGTGAATCACAAGTGGAAAACTCGTATTGCTCAAACTTGCTTAAATCGCACTTATCTCTAAAGTCTTGCTCAATCAGATTAAGATAATAATCGCCAAGAAAAGGATTGTCAGACCTGCTAGTCCTTCCTGTACCATGCTCTGGTCTCCCTGTAGTAGCGCAACTAAAGAATACTAATCCGTTGGACATCCGTACCATATTGTCGAATGTCTCAGCCCACTTATCGTTATGCTCAAAGCACTCGCAGCTAGCAGTAACGTCAAAATAGCCTGTAGGGAATGTTAGTTCTTCTCCCCTAGCTACTACGTCAACGCCTCTACCCTCGCCAATATCCACACCAATATAGCTAGATGCATCAAAAAAGATACGTATCGAACCATTGATGTCAAGAGAGCCAATCTCTAATACTTTTTTATTAACAAAGTAATCAGGGAACTTGGCTTTTACTCTACCTACAAAGTCGAGCTGGCTTTGATGACTCACTTTTTCTTAGCTTTGCTTTTAGCGGTTCGTGAACCACGCATAGGCATTGAAATCTCAATCTCAATCTTGCCGCCCTTCTTGCCGTTCTTTTCTTCCTTATCTTCCATCATGCAATTCTTACCGCCTTTGCACTCACCACCCTTGCATTTAGGACAAGATTTCATGCCTTTCATTTTTTCCCCTTTTTTGTTTTCTTAGCAACACTTAAAGCTATTGCGACTGCCTGTTTCTGAGACTTAACAACAGGGCCACCCTTACCCGAATGTAATGTTCCACCCTTAAACTCTGTCATTACCTTGCTGATTTTCTTTTCAGCCTTCGTC